TTTAGGATCTGCATGAGATACAGTTACGTTATCTCCATCTGCACCTTTACTGTGTACCTTAACTTTCATACCAGCTCTTTCTGCGTGTTTATGTCCTGTAAAATAATCAGTGGTGTGCGTTGCTTCTGTTTGAATTGTTTCTTCATTTCTTCTGCCAACAAAAGATCCACCAGCTTGGCCTGAGTGCCTACCAATATCTGCAGGTTTTACTGGATTCTTACTAAATTTTTTCTGGATTGCTGCTTGTCCAGCTTTTCTTTTTTTTGCGCCTTCAGGATCTGCTTTATCACGTTCAGCTTGCTTTCTATCATTTGCTTTTGCAATAGCTGCGTAATGAGCAGGATCCTCATTCACTTTTTCTTCTTTTTGATCTGCAATTGCGTTTGCAGTATCTTTTTTCATAGTGACCGGATGAGTCTTTCCACCGAAATTAAAAGATTTCTTACCGGATTTTGCGGCTGCAGCTGCAGCTCCATGGAAAGCAGTTCTTTCATTTTGAGGAATGTCTTCTGGTATATGATACTTTGTTGATTCATCAACTCCTTGAGCCATATTTTCTAGTGCGGCCCGAACACCATATATAGTTTTTTTATATGAATTATGCATCTGTTTTACTCCTACATCCAGATATTACTAGCAATTGCAGCCGTAGCGGCCATAATTACTACCCAGAACAGTTTATTTATCAGTTGGACCGTCCTAGTGTTTTCCGCGGCTTGAGCCGCGATATCGTCTATCTTTCCAGATAATCTATTTAATCGCTCAGTTTGATGCGACTGCATTTCTGCAATCGATGAAATTCTTTCTTCTGCTCGAGCTAGTGATATCATTGCTTCAGCAAGTTTATCAATTTTTTCTTCAATACGATCTAGTCGTTGTGCCGTAGTGTTTGCCATCTTAATATTTTGCCTTTGTTTTATTTCCATTAGTTGTCAACAGGGGCTGAAGCCCTCCATTGATAACAAGACCAGTACCGTGCCTTATATTTTGGCCCGGGATTATCACAATTATGTCTGGCTCTAAAAGACTTACGTCTTGCTGGATCATCGCGTTTTATACTCATATTTGGATCGCCAAATCTTACCACTACTACGTTACCTTTTTCGCCTTTAACATAGACTTTAAATTTTTTATTCGGGTTTTCAGAAGTACGAATAGGATCGTTCAATGTAACTTTTTTTCCTTTGAACTCAGCTTCTTCAAGTTCAAGATCATTGTACATACTTTCACAAATATTATCAATCTCGTCTTCACGAAACTCTTTAAATTTATCCAAACTCATAAGCAGCGATCCTTCTCATTTGACTATTGAATTCACCCTGATTTGGTTTTTTCTTATATAGTTTTTTAGTCAAAGAACTATTCTTTTTTCCTTTGATTCTCCACTCATAACCTTTTTCTTTATGTTCAGGGTCTGTGGTTTTTACAAGCCGACGTTTATATTGTGCTTCAAAAGACTCAGGACCTTTCGGCGCATCAGTTGAACCTTTCTTTCCTTCTTGAAAATCTTTAAATTTTATCACGATTTCCTCTTTGGTTGTTTTGCCATAAGTGAAGCTAATTTTCCAAGAGTGCTCTTATCTTTTGGTGTAATTAAAGCTTTCTTTTGATCTCTTTGAGTTTTAACCATAGCTTTACCATATCCAATAGTTGATTCTGCAGATTTTTTTCTTACCGGTACCATTCGAACTCTTACTTTACCATCTGGACCTGTAACATTTTCAGGTTTTCTATCAGCTGATGTTGTGTATGCTTCTTTTTTCATAAGCTTTCGTGTTGCTCTTTGTATGCCACCAACTCTTCGTGCACCTTTAAATTCAGGTCCACCTGTATATTTTTGATCTGGATGTTTACCACCAGCTTTAGCTATCGTATCAGCTGCACCTTGAGCTTGTCCTTTATGAAATAAGTCTATTGCAGCTTTATTTACATATTTTCTTGCAAGGTTCTTTGAGATCTCTTTTACTTGTACGTCATCTTTAATATCTTTAGTTAAAGATTTAACTTGGCCTGAATGAGCTTTTACTGCGCCTTTAAGACCTTTAATAACTTTCTTAACTGAATCAGTATCTTTCTTGTCAAGTGCTTCATTTTGTTTTCTAAGTACTGCTGCAACTTGAGGATGCTTATGAATACCTTTGGAAAGTTTATTCATAGTTTTAACAGCACCAGTCATATTACCTTTTGCATACCTAGGATCAGATGCAATACCAATTGCTTGTTTTATGTGTTTTGGATCGTGTTCTTCTTTTACAGCTTTCTTTGCTTTTTGAAATACTGCAGTGTCGCCAGTTACTAGATCAATTAAATCAGCAAAAGCGCTGAATATAATCTTACGATTTTGAGGTTTAACTTCCTTACCATCACTAATTGATTTCATAGCTGTTAGAAGTTTCATAACATCAGATTTGCCGACTAGACCAAGAGTAGCTAATTGCTTTACTTTACGCATTTTTGGATCCATGGATTCCATATAACTATTACGTAATGCTCCCATTGATGCTGCTTTTTTACGAGTACCAATTGCTTTTGAATCTCCACGGTCTAACATACCATGCATTCCAGTTCCGAGATCATCTTTACCGTGATATCCTTGAGCATAACCTGGCTTAAGCTTTTTAACTTTACCACCTTTAGCTTTAAATGCAGCGATCGCTTTATCATGAGCAGCTTTATCAGCAGCAGACATAGCTTCTTGTCTAACAGTTTCTTCTTTTTCTGGACCACGCTTTGCAGAAAGATACGCTGCTATAGCCATATCTCTACGCTCTTCGTCATTTTTACCTTTAAATTGTGGAGCTTTAGACTTTTGAAAATCTTTGACCCACGATCCTATTCCATCTGATACTTTCAATGGCATTTTCTACTCCTATAATTTTTCTATTTTAAATGATGGTCCTGTTGAATATATACGTACACCTTTTTTATCTACATTAGGCATAATATATTCTTTAGCCCATTGATCAGGATTTGGCCATTGGCCAGAAACAATGATTTCGCCTTTTTTATATTTACCTGCTTTACGATCTTCTTCAAGATTATCTTCGACTTCCGGCAGTGTATATAATCGAGATCTTAAATCTCCTATAATTTCTTTCATTGTTTTCATTTCTTTTTACTTCCTCTTACCTTTGCAGCTAAATCTTTATCAGCTTTACCCCAAGTTCCACTTGATTTTGTTACAAATGAATTTACTCTTGCAAAACCCCATTGTTGTGGAGTAGTCCCTGGTCGGTGTCCTGTCTTCCAAGCTGCTAAGCCACGGTTATAAACTGATCTAAGAACGCTTAATGGCATTCCAGACTTTTCAGCTTTCTTCTTTAAGCCAGCTGTTGCATCTTCGTCGATGTAATCTTTGAATTTCATTAATCGTCTCCAAACATTTGTTTAAATTTCTTAGTGTGCTTACTTAATTTTGTTTTGGCGCCTTTATCTCCTGGTGCTGGTTTATAAGCATTAGGATCATCGTCTCTCATTTTACCTTGTTTCTTAAACTGAGCATCTCTTTTAATTTTTGTAGATTTTTTTAAGCCTGTATGGTAACCTGCAGGTTGAGCTCCTTTTCGATCTTTAATATCTGGATCTTGACGTGCTTCATATCCTGGTGTCATTTTCTTTGCGTACTTAGTTGCTTCAGGTGTTCCAAAATCATATTTATAATATTCGCCAATTGCTTCAACAGCATCAATCCATTTTCTCATTACTTGACCATTTGACTCAACGATCAAATAATTTGATCCACGTCTTATAACTGTTGCCACTACATCTGTTTCTTTAATTACTACTTGATCTCCAGCTTGATATTTTCCGGCTATGTAATTTTCACGGGCTGCACTAGTTTCTAACTGAATATGGTTTTTAAATTCTTTTTGTTCTTTTAGACCCATACCTTTTCGAACATCGTTGTATATGTTTTTAGCGTCAGGATTTGAAATAGACTTTGGTAAACCTTGAACAAATTGAGGAAAGTCTCCATCACTTGCTGCTTTACGCATCTTTGATGCTGACATACCTGATACATCATCAGCGTCAGGATCTCTATCACCTGCTGATATTACATTAATGCCTTGAAAATTATAAAATCCGTGTCTGCCTTTTTTACCATTGTACTTATTTAAAAGTGTTTCAAATTCTGTAGTTCTATCAGAACCCACGACCATTATAACTTTTTTAAATCCTTCATCATAAAGTTTTGTAGAAATATCAAACACACTTTTTACTTTTGTATCTAGCATAATAGAACGTGCGTGTTTAGGAAACATCTTTCTCGAATACTTAATTTTTTTCTTATAGTCTAATGGATTCTTTTTTCCATCTTTTGTTTGAGACAAATAAATTCGATATGGATTTGATTTTGCTGCAGACGATAACTTATTTAAAAGTTTTTCATGACCAACAGTTGGTGGATTCATTCTACCAAAGGTAAAATAAACAACCTTTTCTTCTTCACTTAAATAATTTTTAAAACTTGTAATCATCTTTTTCGCGAGATCTCCAGCTTACGTTTAGTTGGCATCATTCGCCTTGTCATTGTTTTAATTCTTCTTTGCACAGCTGGCATTGCCAAACGTTTTTCAAGGCTCTTTTTCATTGCTATTGATAAATCTTTTTTATCTTTTCCTTTTGCCAATTTTTTAGCTGCATCAGCTCTAGCTCCACGTCTAGCACGTTTTTTCAACACATCAGTTTTAGCCATACGTTTTCTAGCGCGTAAACGAGATCTTTTAAGCTGAGTCTTACGTCGTTTCATCAATCTAGAAAGTTTACGTCTAGCTGAAATAGAAAGTTCTTCATCTACATCAACATCTTCATTAGGCATTTCATCTGGCCATGTAGCTTCGTCAACTGATTCTTCTGTAGGATATTCAGTACCAGCTGATAACGCGTTCTTTGTTCCTAAAGATGCAGAGCTTGTGGTACTTTTACTTGCAGACTTAAATCGTGAAAATCTACTAGTACCTTTTGGACCTTTAACAGGTGTTTTTAAATTTGGTAATTTTTTATCGCGCTTCATTTTTAATTCATGCACGATATCTCTAAAGCTTTTTAAAGCCATTACGATCTCCCTGGTGTATCCCATCCTTTTAATATATTGGGTGAAAAGTTGGCATATGAGAATTCCATACGATCAACAATTTTCACTGCATCACCACCAAGCTTATCAATAGCTACATAACCTTCTTGGCCTGTAGTACGATAACCTCTTTTTGTTTTCAAAAATGTTTTCAAATTTGAAATCTTGTTTAATCTATTTATAAGTTTTAATTTCGCTAGAACTATAGCTCGTTGCAATTCAAACACCATTTCTAAACTAGTTTTATTTTCATTTGAAAAGAATTTTAAAATATCATCTAATTTACCTTGTTGAGCTAATTTGCCTTTTTCACTAGAACGTTTATCAATTTCTTTTTGGTATTTATCTTGAATAAATTTGATCAGCGCAGCAACTCTTTTCTTTGGATCAGGCGGTAATTGACCAGCTCTTACATATTTGTTACCGTGAGTTTCAATATGCTGAGATAACTTTTCATTGTTTTCTATTTGTCTTAACGCACTGCCAGCAATTTTGTTAAATGTTCTACCAGCTAAACTTAAATATTCATTTACTTCTGCTGTTTCTTTTGCTGACATAGTAGCTGAAGTTGCGTCGCCAAGCTGAGCATCTTGCGACCAAACGTTTTTTGATTTCTTTAATTTACTTGCGTTGAAATTATACGAAGCTTTCATCGTTTCAAATGTTCGTCCTTTGTACTCCGTATGCCATACAACTCCAATTTTTGCTGCCTTGATTTGCTTGGCCATCTCCGTGCCAGATGGTATTGCATAAACAATTGTATTGGGGTGGAACGTAATATAGGACTTTCCTTTAATTCTAGATGTTTTAATATCTCCTGGGCCAAAAACAAAATCACCTTGTATTACTCCTTTGATACCTAACTCTGGCAAAAGCTCTAGAGCAAGTTTAAGTTTCTTGTTAAGATCACCTGATGTATCATCATCAACATCTTTTGGTGTTTTATAAACTTTTGGATTCTTATTAAATATACCTTTTTTAGCTACAAAAAATTTACCATCTGAAGGATCTGTACCTGCAAACACTGCAGGTGCTCCATCCCATTTAACAGATACGTTTCCGTCTTTCTCACCAGCTAACATGTCGCGTAAAGAACGAAGTGCTAATATTGCTTCACGTGCGCCATTGACTCCACCATAAATAACTTTATCTTCAATATGAGTCATGTGAGTATTTTTTTGTTCAGTAATAAAATTTTCGAAATTTAACATTATTCGTATACCTTCGCGTAAATTGATGAGATATCTAATTCTGATCCAGCATAGTTAACAAGATCAGTAATTATCTTATCTGCTTTGCCATTAGTTTTATTTTCAAATAAACAACTTAACACATACGTAGCACCCATTTTACTGTGTATTTCATGCGGTTTATTTTCTAAAAAACCAGACATGAATTCATTTTTTTGAATTGTTGGATGTACTTTTTTAGCCATAGCAAAAAATAAATTTGCATATCTTGAACCTTCGGCTTTTTGACTTAAATCCTCAGCTATCTTTTTCAGCTGTTTGTTATCAGGTGCTTTTTTTCCAGCTCTTTTTCTTAATGATTCGATAATTTGTCCATATCCAGCTCTACCACCACGCGCAGTTTTCAATGTAATTTCAAAGTTAATTGCAGCAAATTGTGATGAAGTACGAAGATCTGCTTTGCCACCGTCAAACTCAACTACACCTGATTTACTTCTCCAAAACTCAGAAGCTTTACGTGCAAATGATGCCATAAGTCTGCCATCTTTAAATTTATACACTTTAGCATTTGGTTCTTCATTTTTAACTATACATTTAATATTTTCAAATTTTATTATTTTTTTCAAAGAAATACCAACAAGTTTTTTCTCGTCAAAAAGTTTAACAAGGCTTGCGTTAAGTTCTTGAATAGATGTTGTTGGTAAACTAGTAATTACAGATTGAGAAGTTACTGCCCATATGTCACCTGGATTCCATTTGTCATCACTAAGGTTTGCCATACCTGAATTTTTAAGAGCTTCTTTCTTCTTACTGTAGATTGTTTTCATCACTTTGTCGTCACGATGAAATGTCATACTAGAGTTTATATATTTTTTACGTAATAATTCTTTTGCAGTCCAATAAGATGAATAGTGCCATGATGCATCTAAAGACACAGCATCGTTCATACTTGTTCCACCTATTGAAACTTTACTCATCGAGTTAGCAAGATCAGAAGGTTGAATAGATTCAAATGTAGCTCTTGGGTTGTTTACCATATATTCACAATAAAGACATTGTAAACTTTCGGCCATGGCTGTTTGTTTAGACCCGCCACCAGATCCGCCACCACCTCCGCCAAATACATTTGATTTACCAATTTTATTAGTAGCTATTTTGCCTTTACTTGTATCTAGTATTTGTGTTTTTTTATCTTTTTCAAGACGATCAATAGCTTCTATATTTTCAGGTGTGTTTTTAACTACAATTTCGACGCCGTCAACTGTCGGCATCGCTTCACCATTTTTCATAAGGCGACGAAGAATGTCAATACGTCTTTCGCTTGTTTGCGAGTTGAGTTTTAAAAACTCACCAGGACTCATAGCGACAAAATTTGCCATCTTCTCCTCCAGATATGTTTTAAATCTAAGCATAAAGCTATTTATACTAGATTAACATTTTACCTGGGTCTGAAATTTGGCTTTCTTCGATTGCCATAATCTTTTTTAAAATTATTCTTTCGTTCTTTTGGATCAAACCGCATGAATTGTCTTAAGTCATTTTCTTTTGCCCAAGCTTGAGTCTGAGCTAAACTATGTTTCTTCATTTTATTTCTTTCTTTGAATGTTTAATTTTTTGTTTGATTTCTCTTGAACGTTTATCGTCAATGCAATAAACAGTTTCATCTGTTTGAATTATGAAATAGTCTTCAGGTAACTTTTCACATTGACATTTTTCTGTTTGCGATAGTGGTGGATTTTTTTGCACCCACTGCAGACAGAAAAATAAAAATGCTAAGATAACTACTAGATAAGCCATTAGTTAAGCTTTTCAATTTCAACTCTAGCTTTTTCACGAGCTTTATTAACAGCCGCCTGATCAACTACTACAGTTTGATTCTTACGTCCTTTTGGATTTACTTTTAGAAGAACATAAGTACGAAAACTCATACCTTCCATAGTGACAGCTTTATCAACTACATCGTATTCTGAAACATCGATTTTAGAATATCCAGACTTTGAAACCTTTGTAGTCTCTTCGACTGCAACACCAGCTAGTCCTGTTGAAGAATCATCTGCTGTAAACGATTTTATTGTCATAGACACTGAGTTACTAATTTTATCTCCAAGAACTACTTTTGCTTGATGCATAGCTTTATCCATAGAGAATTGTAAATCAGAAGACAAACCAGTACCTGAACCAAAGATAAGTTCTTTTTCATCTTTAGGCGTATTCACATACCACTTAGGAATTGATTCAGCCTTTTCAGACTGAACTATTTTAATCATTTCTCTTTTACCTGTTAAGCTACAAGCGTTAAGAGCAAGCCCGCCAACTAAGACGAGCCCCACTGTAACAAACTTATTCATTATGATACCTCCGCAAATTTGATAGCGCTTTCTAGTGCTTTTTTCTTACGAAGTTGATTTCCACCAAACCAAGAAGAATAAAGACGATTGTCTTCGTTACGACCTTGTTTATGATCGCAAACATAAGTGACAGAATTAAATGCTTGCCACCAAGAACCTTCAGCGAATTTAGCACCAGGCTGAGAACTCAGTGAGTCAAAACAATCTCTAGCATTTCTTGAAAGAGTTTCTTTATTTAAGTCCATTCCTTGAACTCTTTTATCAGCAGTTCTTGGAAATACAGTATTTAAATACTCAACGTACGTATCAACAGTAAATCTCTTTTTACCAAGAAACTCAGCCATTTCTTTGTAAGTATTAAGTTTTTCATGAGCAATACCTAATGCTTTTTTAACTTCATAAGCATCGAACTGAACTCTATGTCCAACTTTAACAGACTTATCAGTCTTAGCGTCAAGAGAAAGAGATAATGTATTATTGCAGACCACTCTGATTGGAGTAAATCTGACATCAATTGCTTTACCATACTGATGAGGATTTGAGAAAAGAAGATATGAATCAACTCTATCACCGTCAAATAATTCAAATGAATCTTTGACTTTAGCTAAAGCCCATACCATCTGTCCGTTTTTCAACGAACCAGCTGTATGCATTTCGATATCGCCTGACATACAGTATTCACTGAAGAAATTAAATGCATCTTCATTTTGTACTGGATTCCAGTTTTCACCAACGTTAGTTAGTATTTTGCCATCAGTTCCTCTTACAAGTGACTTTTGACCAGTAGGCATTTTCTTACCTTCAAAGTCAATGTATGATTCAACTTCGTGTACAGTCCAATCAACACCAGCTTTCTTCATCATTTGCTGAGGTGTAAGATCATTCGATACTGGTACACCTAGACCGTGCCATGGTGTTTCTCCAGCGTATGCCATTGTTTCAACTTCGTGTGCCATAATATATTCTCCTTTAAGCAGCTTTTAAAATTGTTGCAGCGACATTCCACATGTCACCGTTTGTAGCTTTAACTCTAATATTCTTTTTAAGAGATTTTACTACGACACCTTCCATGGCGCCTTTTCGTCCTGACCACTTGACTTTTTGTCCAGTGATAAAAGACTTTGCAGCAGAAGCAGCTTTTAAGCTTCTAACTGTATTAAAGATCTGTGCGATCTCATTCATTTGATCAGGGCTTGCACCTAAGAAAAGTTCGTTTACTTTCTGCATTTGTGAGTTTGTCAATTTATTCATTATATAGTCCTTAAAGTTTGTTTTCATTTTAATAAGTATATTATACCATGTTTCTTATCATTTGTAAACAAAAAAGTGAGCAGTATGTCATTTTTTTTTGTTTTCCTTTTTCATTTTAATAAGTATATTATACCATGATTCTTCTCATTTGTAAACAAAAAAGTGAGCAAAAAAAAATTTAAATGATGAACTTGTTAACTAATCCCAACCCATTGCCATTTTAGTTTCTTCTGGAACCATATCCATAGTAAATGGTGGATCAAACGTACAGTTGACTATGCAATCTTTTGCACCAGTATTATTTAGTCCAGCTTGTTTTATGTCTGCACTTATTTCGTCTGCCATAGGACAAAACACACTTGTAAGTGTATGTGTTATAGTAACAATCTCATCTGCGATATCAATATCGTATATCAATCCTAAATGTATAACAGAAACAGATGGCATTTCAGGGTCATACACTTTTTCTAAATTAGCAACAACTTTAGCCATAATTTCATTTGTTTCACTCATAATACTAATTCAGCATACGCATTAGGTCTTACAAGTACACTGCCATCTTCTTTTGTGTAAGCTTCATGTTCGTGCGTTTCACCTATTGTGTAACCTACTGCTTTGTACGTAGGAATTGCTTTGTCTCTTGGGTATGACCATATTTTTTTAAATCCTTTTTTACGTGCAAAATTAATAGTGTGTTGTAATAATAACTGTGCTAATCCTTTACCGGTATATTTTGGAAAAACGTAAAGTCCTCTTGATCTGAAAAGAGTGTTACTACATTGATGCCCAGAATTACATGCAACAACTTTTCCATTTTGCAAGTCTTTTATGCCAAAGAAAACACCGCTATAATACGCAAAATTATCATTAGCATATCTATGAATTTTTTGATCTTTATCTGTAGCGTTGATCATAGGAGTATATGATCTTATATTTGGACGACTAGGCCATAATTTACTTGCCCATATTGGATATATTTCTCCCCATTCTATTTCTTTCAATACTAATTCACGAGTATCAGAATTCATATAAATTTTCCTTTATCTTATTCAGCATATCTTCGTCTTCGTTTTCCAAACGTTGAGTCGCTTCTTTTAATTTATCAGATCTTACTTTTTTCTGATTCATTATTTCTTCGATATCTTTTAGAACAACTGTCAGTTTAGTTCCTAATTCATTATCTTCCATGTTATTTTCTCCGCTAATGCCATTCCCATAGTCCAGCCTAAATGACCGGCTCCAGTGTTTACCCATAACCCATTTACCTTTTTAATAATAGGTAACATATTTGGTGTCATTGGTCTTAAACAAGCCCACTTTTTAAATTCAGTATTATGAGCTTCTACAAAAGTATTGTCTTCAACCCATTTAGAAAGTGGTGTAATTCTATTCATAGTAATATCGTGATTCCATCCAGCTAATTCGGCAGTTCCAGCGACTCTGAATACACCATTTGCAAAAGGTGAAGCAACTATTTTTGCGTCATCATCTAAAACAGATAAAGTTGGTATTTTTGGTTGATTGTTAAAAGTAATTGAATAACCTTTTATAGGATAAACATTTAAGCTTGGTACTAAATATTTAGTATAAGCTCCTGCGCATACAACCACATCATCATATTTTTTCTGTAAATTTTCTAAATCTTCTTTATCTATTCTTTTATTTATTAACTTATAGTCATTATAAGTTTCCATTCTTGCTGATAACTTATTACAAAAAGTAAAAATGTCTCCAACTGAATCTTCAGCAGTATACGTACAACCTATCACTCCATCATCTTTAATATTGTATGCATCTAAAAACTTATTGCTTATTTCGACTCTACCCCAACCAGTATCTTTAAATCTATCTAGAGTCTGTCTTGCTTTATCCCAAGATTTTTGGTTTTTGTAAATATGTAATATGCCACACTTGTTTTGATGATAGTCAATATCACTAACTTCTTTCATCAACTCACGAGCTCTTAATGCATATTCAATAGTTTTTCGAGTATTCTTATCATAAGAATTTGTAACAGTAGCTCCAATAAAACCAGCAATCCATTTGATTTTATCCCATGACCAATGATCTGCTCTAAAATATAATGGAGCATCTTTCTTTGTCATCCATTTGAGACCTTTAGCGATATTGCCATAGGTATTCCAAACTTCAGCATTACACACTGAAACCTGTCCACCATTGGCATAACTACATTGTTTTGCTATGCCTTCCGGATCAAATACTCTTACTTTAAATCCTTCTTGTGTTAAAAAATATGCTGTAGTAATTCCGGCAACACCGGCACCTATTATAGCTACACTTCTACTCAATTTTCTTTCCTATCTTTCCTATCATCCAATCTCTCATTCAATATTGCCCTACACTTTGGACATTTATAAACATCTTTTAAAACTTCATCAAGATATATATTACAAACTACACATATTTTTTTAGGCTTCTCCATGTTGATCTCCTAAAAAAAGTGCCGGATTCTGTTTCCAAGCTCCGGCTGGCTCATAAGAATTAAGCGGCTAGCGCTAACTCTTGAGGTGCAAAATTATCGTTTGCATTTATCGTTTTGTTCGCATTAACCGAGCTTACATCCGGATAACTCCACATCGCTATTTCGTCTCTGTCGATCCTATTTCAGCCCCATCAGAAAAACTTGGTAAATAATTCATTAAAAAAAATATATGCACCATAAGCATACACGCAATATATTATAAACTTCAACGTCTTATTCATGCTGTCGTCTGCAGCATATACCCAATGGTGATATTTATCTTTACTCATAATGTACCTTTCAAGTTTTTATGGTGGAGCTGTCGGGTACCGCCCCCGAGTCCAGCAAACCTTTCGCTCTGTTTCATCGTTATATACTATATATTATAACACAAAAATGTACAAAAGTACACAACTTTATGCATAATGTCTACGGTAATTTAACAGTTTATGAACTAAAGCAATATTACGTGCTTTAACAAACATCTTCCATTGAAATGGTCTGTAAGTCATATGCCACCCTCCTCTTTTAAAGTTAGGTGCGTTCCTTCAGCGATTGCCTACTTCCGCCCTTTCGGGTGAACGTGTTAATATTATTTATACAAAAAATGACCTTAATATTATAAATAGTATTATGGCGATTTATAGGCATGAAAATTTAGTTATCGATTTATCCGTTTCAAGCAAATCTAAATTGTATTTAGACGGATTATTGATATTCTTAGGCGACGGATATAAAGCAATTAATATTATGATTGGAAAAAGCAAGAACAAAGAACCTGTACAAAATAAATTTAAAGCTCAACTTACAATGAGGCAAAAACCTAAATTTGTAGATAAGTCACCGGAGATACAAGAAAATGCCAATAGCAGAAATATTAGCGGGAATCGCACTCGTAAAAAGTAGCGTAGATTTTATAAAATCTAATATTGACACATGTAAAGATATTGGTGAAATCGGCGGAGCCATCGATGGTTTACTAAGAGGTCAGCAAGAAGTCAATAAAAAACAAGGCAAACGAGGTCTTGGTGTTAAAGAACAGTTTGATACATCACATATTGCAAGAGAAACTATTGATGCAAAATTAGCTGCAGAGCAGTTACAAGAAGTTGCAAATATGATTAACTTACGCTTTGGACCAAACACTTGGAAAGAAATCTTAGAAGAAAGAGCAAGACGAATTGCAGAACAAAAAGAGTCGATAAGACTTGCAAAGATTGAAAAGATAAAAGCAGATAAACAATTATGGATTGAGATTAAACAAGTTTTCATAGTTGCTGGTATCATATTTCTTGTTCTTGGATTAGCAATTGGTTCAGTATGGTATTCGAGACTGACATGAAATCAAGTGAATACGTATTATTGTATATAGTTTGTGTATCGTTTATATATGCTAGTGTTGGTATTATGATGGAAGCTAACGCTGCCGGTAAAATATATCATCCGCCCAATGACTCTAAAAAAATCTATGGGACTAAGAAAGATTATACTCGACAGCAAAAGATACAAAGAGGAGACATAGTACTACCAAAAATGGTTACTTGCAGACTTAAAAAACGAGTAAAGACTAAATCTGGTGAGGAAGTTTGTATATATCAAGGACAAAATAAAACTTATGAAATGGCTATTGAAAATAAATGTCCACGGGAGTATAAATGTAAATATAATCCATTTGGTTCTGAGCCAAATATTGGAAGTGTAATAGAAAGTTTAAATGAGGCAGTAAAATAATGGCAAAATTATTTAAACAGGTTTCAACTCATGAACCTCAAAAACATGGTACAACAATCGGACGTAAACCAATAACATCAACTATGAATAAACATAAAAGACGTAGTTTAAAAAGATATAGAGGTCAAGGCAGATAATGTTTATCGCTTTAGTAATGGCATGTCTTGTTAATAATCCTGACTATTGCAAAATATTAGAAGATCAACAAGGACCCTACGAAACACGAAAAGAATGTAAAATGAGAGCACTTGAAATAAGCAGAGATATACATCGATATTGGCCTTTATATAAACCTGTTCGGTTTAAATGTAAGTCTGTTTCAAACAGTGCACTTACTGCTCAATGGTAATTTAATCCCACTTCTTGTCGTGCATTGCTAGAGCAATAATGCTGTAATGAATAACTTTTAATAAGTCATCTCTATTATATCCTTCTTTCTTGCCATATCTTTGGCAATACTTGATAACGTTACCAAGAGCAAAACCCATACCATGACCCATGTCTTCGATAATTTCAGTCGACTGATATTTGTCTTTGCTGTAATGAGCGTCATAAGTAGTATCAATATATTCTTGCATTTCATCTAGAATTAAATCTTCTTTAAATGCATATATGATTTCTTCTTTTTTGTCATTTCTTAATAAATTTTTCATACTCATTGAGTTCCCTTTGAATTACATCATAATGTTCAATTGCTGCTCTATGAACAGCGTTGTCTTTTTTCGCTAGAATCCAAGACCTTTGGACAAACCAATTACGATCAGTATTGTAGTTTTCTGTGGCAATATCTTCACCTTTAATTTTCGCTGCTCTCATTATATATTTTCTTTCTTATAAATTTTATATGCTTCGATAGTACTATTATTTTGAGCATACGGATTACGTTCAATAAAGATTAACAATTCTTTCATTGTTAATCCTAAGAATTTACAGTCCTTTTTAAGTACTGTCATTGCACCTTTAATTTGCATTACACAATCTCCTTAAAGCCAATTTTTGCAACTTCAAATTTCTTGAAGTCTTTTTCTGAAGTCCAGACTATGAACTCATCGCCAACCATTGAGCTGCGAAGTGGAGATCCATCAAACTTGTAATGGCACACTGTAACACCAGATTGTGGCTTTTCAGACCAAGAAGCAAACGCATTTTGTGTTTTACCGAAAGCATCTTGTAATGCCATTTTCATATCGGTAAAAGGTGTTTCAATAGATGCAGCTGTATAAGGTATTCCGCAATAGCTGTCTTTGTAAGTGATTGATATGTTCATAATAAATTTCCTTTCATTTAAATTATTATATAAGTATTATACCATGCTTTTTTGTAAATGTACATAAAAAAGTGAGCAGATTTGAAATAAAAATGATTAACATGTTTATTAAATATAATCTCCCCAATATTCATTCCAAGATCTTGAAACAACATCTTTTGCGATATCAATCTCGTATGAAGTAAGTTCTTTTTTAAAAAAACTAGTAACTATGTTTTGAGCTTCCTGAAGAGTATTAGACTGAGTAATGATATTATCTAGATCGCATCCAAAAACTTTTTCTTCGATATTCATAATTAATTTGTTTAAATTTGACATAATAAATTTCCTTTCATTTAAATTATTATATAAGTATTATACCATGCTTTTTCACAATTGTACATAAAAAAGTGAGCAGAATTAAAATTAAATGATGAATATGTTAACTAGTTTATTTGCAGATTCTAAACTCATCTATCATAGGAAATATAGGTTGAATGGCTTTAGCACAAGCAATTGCAATGTCTCTATGTTCTTTTTGAGTTTCTGGACCAGACCTTAATTCAACATAATGAATCCAAGAACGAATAGATCCATTCATATATAAACGAGATTCAGTAATGCCTTCTGGTAATAAAGCTCGAGCTTGTTCTTTTGCAATACCAAGTTTGATTGCTGCATCATATTCTTTTTTTGACATATGATATATACGCATTTGAGATTGCTGCCATTCAAGTTGTAATTTATCGTCATCAACTTCAATTGAGTTCTGGCGATTCTTAGTATCTTGAAGACGTGCTTTGCGTAAATTATCTATATTTAACGAGAAATCTTTTGTTGGATCTGCGTATCTTTGACTAAATTCTTGAAATGAAAACGATCTATGTCTTAAAATTTGTCTTGCAATGTCTCTATATGTTTCAATTTCTAAGCAAGCACTAACCATTTCGAATGGCGACCAGTGTTTGTGTTTGATGAGATATCGTAATAATTTTTCCGAGGTTTCTTCATTAATTTGGTTTGATGGGTTGGAGACACGGGCACAATACGCGATGAGTTCTTGCATATCGTTTCCGACGTATAATCCACCGACGTTGTAAGTGTTTGTTTGGGAATAAGATATAAGCCTAACATTCATTGTCCTTCTTCTTTCTTTTGTTTTAGTTTCCATAACATCCAATCATAATACCTTTGTGGTTCATCATCAGTTGTTTCTTCTATAATTCTATGGTGTTTTGCCGCTTTAGGATTTTGAGTTTTGATTTTTTCCATATGTTGTTCTGCTTCGTCTTTAGTATCAAAACGAGCAACAATCACTGGATCTTCTATTCGTGGTTCATATTCAATTCCGTATACGTAATGTCCTGTGCCAGTCATGTCCTGTGTAAATTTATTTGTCATAATTTAAAGTCTCCAAATTTTTCAGACGACATTCTTTCTCCTGATGCGCTTTTATCAAAAACTGGAGTATCATCTATTAATGTCTGCTGAGTTTCTTCAACATCGAATAAACGCATTTTAGACCTGTCAACGCCAATTACAAATCGTTTGTAAAGTGTTGGATCATTATATCTATTCTTTAATTGTTTTACCATCATTTGACCTTGTTTCTCAAGTTCTTCAGTTGATATCAACGCGAACATGAGATCAGCGGTAGCGGGTAATCCAAAAGATTCGGACGTGTCTTCAAGGCCAACATCCGTATTAGAAAAACCTGAACGAGTCGTTTGCGTTGCAGAGAAGATCGGTACTTCGAACTCGACAGCAAGACCACGTAACTCTTCAGCAATTGCTTTAATGTAAGTGTATGAATTGATTGCTCCTCCCATTGATTTCATTCTAGATGAAGCACAGATATTTAAATAATCAACAAATATAATATCTGGTTCAAATTCTTTTTTTAATTTTAGTTCGTTTAGTAATGCTCTAAAATGACCAGCGTGAGCTGAACCTGTTGGATATTCTTTTACAATTAACCTACCAGTAGTTTTACGTGCAAGATTATTTACTTTTGCAGTAAACATATCTTTTGACATTTTATCAAGTTGATCGATTGGAACATTTAATAAGTTAGCATCGATACGTTCTGCAATCTTTTCTTCGGCCATTTCCATTGTAATATATAAAACATTTTTACCTTCAACCAAAGCAGCTGCACCAACATGGCACATGAATAAAGACTTACCAACGCCTGTACCAGCAAGAGCAATGTTTAAAGTTTTCTTTGGAACACCACCCTTTGTGATTTTATTAAAGTAGTCGATATCAAATGGAATACGATCTTCCTGTTTGTGATAAAATTCATATCTTTCTTCTACGTTTTCTATATAATCGTGACCAACGTTTCTGTCAAAAGCTACACCTAGAGCTTTTTGTAAAAGTTCAGGCAAAGCATTCTTTGTTAATGATTCGTGTTTGCCATCAATAATACTAATCGATTCCATGATTGAATTATAGATGGCTCGATCTTGGCACCACTTCTCAGTGTTATCAAGTAGCCATTGATTATCAATTTTTTCTTTTGTGAAAAGAAGAGGAACAACGTCCATTGCCATAGAATATTGATCATCAGACATATTTGTATTTTGAAGTTCTATAGCTAATGATTCAGAAGTTGGAAGTTTATTATATTTTGCTACATACTTTCCAGCTTCTTTAAAAAGTGTTTTATATACACCTTGAAAATAATCTGGTTTAATAAATGGTAGAACTTTTCGCATATACTTCTCGTCAGTGAGAAGATTTCTTAATATAGTTTGTTCAATATTTGCCTGCATTATTTACTTTCTAATTGTCTTAGTAGTTCTCTATATTCTCTTATAACCATCAAACAATCTGGCATATCAGTTCTATAATTTATCCATATAGGTTTAAGTTCTTTATCGTTAGTGCTGTCATTTAAACAATCAGCTGAACTTAAATTATATGACACAACTTTTTCTAAATCATTTAATTTTTCAATATTAAAAAACATTATTTTTTTCCTTTCTCATAGCTAGCAATTTCGTGTGCTTCTATCTCTTTTCCAGTTGAAGTGTCAGTAAATTTAGCAGTACCTTCTTCAACACATGTATCAAATACTGAGCTTAAACATGCAGAAGCTACTAGTTGTAGATCAACATTATCAATGTGAGCTTCAGGATCAGGAGAAGAAAGAACATGAAAGTTAAAACCTAATTGATCTTTTCCTTCATCAACTTGAATAGATGCAAATTTAATTACCGTCTCCGGAAAAGCACCAGTTAAAATGCGACACGACCAATGTTCATCGTTTTCTTCATGAAGCATCAATTCATAGTCTGTACCTTCTTTCATTGATCAAAACTCGGTAATGGTACAGATGCTATTGAATCATTATAATCACCATTTTTTTGATATGTTCTAACTGCAGTTTCTTTTATAAGCATACTATTTTTCCAACGATAAGTTACAATTTCTCTTCGAATAACATCTTTTAAATTTGATTCGATATTTGATGTAAATGGTCCTTCATTCATTATAACCTCTCCATCAATTCATTTGCTGCTTTAGGATTTTCAATCAAATGTTTACGAGCAGCATACAGTCTTTCAACTCTTTTTTTAATTGATTTATCTTTTTTAGATTTATTTTCCCAAAACTCGATCTCTTGGTTAATCACATCAATACCAAGAGTCATTGTTTGAACATCTCTAGTTACGCTTCTCATGTTATCTCCTCAAAATCAATAGTGGCTTTACCGCCAATTTTGTAAACATCTGTAAGATAATCTTTGAAGTTTGTATCAGCAAAGATTGGTTTCCAGAACTCTTCTTCTAAAGTTTGAGCTTCTCGTACTTTAGGTTCAAGTAATTCACCAGTTTCTTGATTGACTCTACAATACCAACCATTAGATGGCTTTGCAACGTATTTACCTTGCATAGCAATGTCAAGCAAGCCAGACCACTTTTGTACTCCACCTTGCCAGCTGACACTGATAGGTATCTTAGACTTTTCTTTAACAAAACGAGATTTCTCAACGTTTATTACAAAGTCATAACCAACGACATCAGTACCTTTTTTGTTTTGTCTTCGTCCTAAGATCCAGATGTTATCAGCTGAATAATAGATACCTGTGCCGCCTGACACAATAGCTTTAGGGAATAAGCCAATTTCTTGGTATGTATGATTAACTGCCACTAATGGAATATTTTTCATATTCAAATATGGTGTGCACATACGAAACAAACCTTTTAACGCTTTAGCACGTGACATATCAGCCACAGACTTTTCATTGATAGCATCTTCCATTTCTTTCTTAGAGGCAAGGTTACCAATTGAATCGATCACAATAATAACTTTATCTTCACGACTTAAACCTTCCAATTGGCCAACAATATCAAATTTGAGTTCTTCAACATTTGTAATTGGAGTATGAAGTACTCGAGTCGTATCAATTTCAAATTGCTCAAAATATTGTTGAGGTGAGCCAAACTCTGAATCATAAAATAGCAATACTGCATCTTTATATTTTTTTAAATAAGCACTTGCCATAATCAAAGCAAATGAAGTTTTAAAATGTTTAGAAGGTCCAGCAAGTACTGTTAGACCTGGTGCTAAACCACCATCGACTTCACCAGATAACGCAATGTTTATCATTGGTGTATCAGTTGAAATCATATCTTTATCGTTAAAGAACTTCGAATCAGCTAGGATTTCAGTTGCCTTGACTTTCGAATTCTTTTTTAATTTATCCATAATGGACATATACATCTCCTTTAATCAAATATAGTATATTATACCATAAATTCATCTAATTGTACACTACTATTTTCACTTGTAATACATTCTCTTCTGTTATCTTGAGACATATAATCTTGTTGCCAAAGTTGATTGTCTAATCTTCCTTCAACAAAAGCAACTGCTTGTTTAGCCATATCTTGCGCTGTAGTGACTGGCACGTTTTGGCATATGTGATTTAAATTTTTACGTCCTCCTTGAAGAATAAAATCGTCTGGCATTTTCATTAATGAAAGACATTCACGAATCGTAAGAAAACGATCTTCCCACGGATGTGTTAGTTGAGTTGGCCTATGACCAACAAAAGCACCAATGTGATCTTTTGGAACTTCTATATTGTGCCACATAATATTACCTCCTGATTGAAGTTTATCATGTTTTCTTATACATTTATCTGCGTCTTTGTCAAATCCTTTTTGTCTCATCCAATCAGCTGCTTTTACAAAAGAATCATTTTTGTAAATCCATTCAAGTGGATTAGTTGTTTTATCAATACTTGATGCAAACTGCCTATGAGTTTTATTTAATTTTTCTAAAACATATGCGTAGTATGGATTTTGACTTGGTACAGCATCGTTCGTAAGTACATTCATAGGATCATCTGGATTTCTTTTAACATCACAAATAGCATCTTCTATTTTTTCATGCTTACGATTTATATATTCAAGTTGAGGAACTTTATCGCCTTTCCAGAAAAAATAAAATGTTCTATCTCTTACTTGAGAAAGCCCATGGAGTAAACTTTTTGTTTTAAATATTGAAAAAGTGTATCCGTGCTTTTGTCCAATTTTTCGTAAATCTTTGACAATTGGTTCTCCCATCTTGCTAGCCAGTCTTGGTGCGTTTTCTCCCCAAAAAACTTTGGGTGAGACAGAACCAAGTATATACTCTGCACTAGTACGCATCCAATCGTTTGTAGTAGATTCAGAGTTACTAGTAGGACTGAGACTAGACAAACCAGCACAAGGACAGACAGTGTTAACAATATCAACAGACTTAATATCAGGAAGCTTATCGCCGTTGAGAAGATGATAGGGAACTTCGTTTTTATAATATTCCAATAGGTGTTTATCGTTTGCTTCAAATTCTTCATAGGATAAAATGTACTCAGGCCTTTTCCCAAGTACGTTTTGCATTGCGATAGTTTCTCCGCCAATGAGTGGTACAATACTTGCATAATTAGTCATATTTCACTTTCTGTTCTTTTTCACGATCATCTAAATCGTATTGTTTTCTATATTTATTATTAGATTTAATTACTTCATCAAGAACAGTAAGTTCACCTTGACTAAAAGCTGAAAATGCTTTTGTATCTTTTGGAAAACAAGCGCCACCATAACCTTTACGACCGTCTGGCCCTGGAACTTGAGTATGACTATGTCCAATACGTGGATCTGAACCTAATGCATTTACAATCACATTATATTTACCACCGTATTGATCTACTACATCTTTAAATTGATTCATCCAAAGAACTTTAGTTGCAAGAAAAGAATTGATTCCGTACTTTACAAATGCAGCTTCTTTTGCAGTCATATGATATACTGGACAAGGTGTACATTGAGAATGATTTTCGTATAAATCTAAAACCATATTAGTATATTTTCTTTTTCCACCAAGAACATGCATTGGAGGATTAATAAAATCGTGCAGTGCGTTCTTTTCAGTTAAAAACTCTGGATTAAAAACTACCATTTCGTTAACGGTGTATAAACATTCAACTACGTCTGGTGTAGTAGTTGATTTAATTACGATTGGACAATTAAAATAAGCAAGATCATCAACTACTTTATTTACGATCGAAGCATCTATTTTGCCGTCTTTTCCAAAAGGTGTAGGCACTGCAACAAAAGCTGCATCTAATTCTACTTTGCCTTTAAGCTCTTCAATCGTTGTTCCATATATTGGATCAACAATATGTTTTGTAACTAAACGCGTAGAAAAGCCATGATCAACAGCTTTCCCTACATACCCATGACCAATGATAGCAATATTAATTGACATTGTAATAATCCTTATACCAGTTTACGAAATTAGCTACGCCTTCTTCAATCGGTGTTTTAGGTTTCCATCCTAAATTTCTTAACTTAGTAGTGTCAGACCATGTTGATTGAGTGTCAGCAGGGTGCATTGGAACTAATTCACGAATTGCTTTACGATCAAGATTTTTTTCAATGTGATCGACAAAATCAACTAACTGAACTTGATCTCCATAACCAATATTATAGATTTCGTTTATATCTTCACTCAATATAATTCTATCGATAACTACGTTAATACCTTCTACAATATCTTCAACGTAAGTAAAATCGCGAATCATATCGCCGAAATTATATAATTCAATTGGATTGCCTTTTACAATATTATTTGTAAAATCAAATAATGCCATATCAGGTCTACCCCATGGACCGTACACTGTAAAGAAGCGTAAGCCAATTGTTGAATTAATTTTTGATGATATCATTTGCGCTTCATTTGTAGCTTTAGAATATCCGTATGGGTTTTTTGCTACACCTAACTTTTCATCTTCGTTCCATGGAAGAGTATTACCAGCCATAACACATGAAGTTGACGCATAGATAACTTTATCTACACATGCTATATTACAAGCTGAAATTAAATTATGTGTACCGACAATATTGTTTTGAATATAATCATCTGGACAATCTAAAGAATGTCTAACACCAGCATAGGCTGCTAAATGTACAACAACATCTGGTTTGTGATCTCGCATAAAATCAATTAATTTTTTTCTATTGCATAAATCAACTTCTCGAACATCAATACCAAAGTCTTTAAATAAAATATCCGCTCTATCTCTTTTGAGTGTTGGATCGTAATAATTATTAAAATTATCAAAAGCAATTACGTTGTGCCCTTCGTTATACAACTTAGATGCGAGATGAAACGCAATAAAACCTGCTCCGCCTGTAATACATATTTTAGCCATTTAAGACCTCCGCTAATTCTTGTTTTGTTATATCTCTATTTAGTGGGTGATTATCTAAGAAGTTTTCACGTTGCGCATTTGCTTTGTTCCATAGCTGCTGATCATTCATTTCTTCAATTTCTGCTGGAGTAACAAGGAATTCTTCTCCATAAACTTTACCTTCTTCAGGATCGCATATTGTAATTGATCGAGCTTCAACACATTGTAACACTCGAGTTCTCCACCAACCAGATCCAGAATGATCGTATGCTGGCATTAGGTTACCCCATGTGGTTTCATATTCTTGTACCATTTTATCTTCAGTTAATCTTTCAGTTTTATATGCTCCACGCTGAGCACCATAAATTCTTGTTTCCCAGTTTAATTCTAATTTATCAAGCCATTTACGAGTTTTAGTTTGTACTAACGAACTAAATATCCATGCTTTTGATTTCTTTTCTGAAGATGGAGCTTCAGGGCCACCGAAGAAATTGTCGAGTCCACCTGATTCTAATCCATAATTGTTTTCATGAGAACGATTAAGATGATATGGATTAGGATTAAAACCATAAACAAGTTCTTGTGGATAATCCATTAGCTTACTTAAATCACCACCAGAAAAAGCACACATTAAAATTTTATTTTTCTTTTCAGCAACCATATCGATTGCATCAATATACGCTTGGTGATACTTCTTCACTTGATTTACATCTTTGACTGTATGATACTGATCAAGAATATGACCACGGTATGCAGAGTCAGGACGTTCTTTTAAAGCTTTGCCATATCCAATTACACCATTCCAAATATCTTTAACTTGCCAATCATCAAAACCAAGTATAGCATCTGGTCTTTGACTTAACGCCCATAGGCCGTCAAAGATGCGTTGACAAAAACCATTAGGACTATGTAGATATACAATCACATGATCGTAATGAGATATATCTTCTCCGGGTTGAACATGTCTTTGTTCAACTTCGAAGTTTAAATCTTCTAAACAACGTGTTAAACCGTAGTGGCATAGAATTACGCCAATACGTTTTTTTAAGTAACCGTCATAACGAGTTTGTTCATGGTTCATACCAGTCACTAATATTTTTTTCATATTATATTTCCTGTTGTAGACCAGCCCAAGGTCGTTTTGAGAAAGCTTTATCCCAAACTGCGATATGCGCTTTTTTACAATTTTCAATCTTAATGTCAAATTCTGACATTTTAGATATATTTTCTGGATTGTCAAAAAATAATATTCTATCGTTTTGAGTTTCTAAAGAACGAAACTCGTCAAAGATTTCTTGTAGTTTAGATGGTCTGTTATATTGGTCGTTTATAATCATAATATTTCCTCTCAATGTTTCATTATAATAAGTATATTATATCATGTTTAGGTAAGTTTGTAAACCTTTAATTACACTTTTTTCATATTTTTTATCGTTAAGATTCCTGTTCAACGGACTAGGATGAGGAAGCTCATAAAAATTATAACCTATTTTGTTAGTATAATGTTTCACTTCTTTACCTAAAGTTATAACTTTCCTATAGTTTTTTACCATTTCATGAAATAATGTTTTATTAATTTCAAGGTTTTTGATAGACAGGGAGCTAGAGGGCTGAAGATTCGTAAAGCTGTATATTCCTACATCACATGCATCGAGCCAACGATCTAGTCTTTTTAAGGTTGGATTGCCTTCTCTCACTTTAGATGAAGGACTTGGACTATGTCCTATGATTAGAAGCTCAGATGAATTCATATGTAACTCCCGCTTCTATAAACATTTTTTCGGTATTTTTCCACGACTCTTTCCATCGAGGCGGAGTTTCATTTTTATTCATAATAACTCTTTTTATTCCAACTTGAATTATACCTTTAGCGCATTCAGAACAAGCTGGAAGTCCGTGCACGTATAAAGTCGAGTCATTCAAAGAAACACCATTGTAAGATGCATTATATATGACATTCATTTCTGCGTGGACTACCAGCTTGTATTTTTCCTCTCGGTTATCATAACGATCAAGTGAGTCTTCAATACCTCGAGGAAAACCGTTATAGCCTTGCGCTAGGATTTGACCTTGTGCTCCTACCGCAACAGCTCCAATTTTTTTGGATGGATCTTTAGACCAGTTTGCAATGTGCGCAGCAAGTTCTAAAAATCTTTTATCCCATTTATTTGACAAGATCAAAATGCTTTTCATATACATGCAAGTTTTGAACTTGCCAAGTTATATTACCAATTGAAATTTGACTATCTTCATATAACGAATGAAAGTCATTATAATCTTTTATTAATTGTTTTAAAACATAAAGCTGCCAAGCATAGTCATTCTTATATCCGAACACGACATCGTTTGAGCGCATTTGAACCACTGCGTGTAGCTTACTGTCGCGAATGTAATAAGTAACGGCATTAGTACATATAAAATCGTTTTTACCATTTTCTTCATAGTCCAACCATATTGATGGTCTTTGGTATATCATAGAAGCTCGACGGCTGTCTTTGTTTCTAATCAGCTCATCGAGTACCATACCATATTGCTGAAAGTATTTATCAGAATAAATCAGCAGACCATAGTTTGAATTTATTTCACCATATTTATTTGCGCTATATTTCCATGCTAAGGGAGGTTCACGATCACCACTATAAATGTCATTAATATTAGGGCTGTGAGACATATACCAGAGTATTTCTGCATTAATGTACTCCTCGTTTGGAACTCCGAAGATGGAAGGTTCGTCTGCGCTAAATGAACTGCCAAGCATTTCAATTGTACGTTGCCCAGTTTTGTCGGTTGTGAATCTTTCATCTTTTAACTCCTTTATAAAATAGTTTCGAATATCACTTACTTGCATTTTGTACTCTTTCTCTTAAACCACTAGTTGAAAACCTGTGATCTCTTTTATTAAAATATAAATCGATATCGCGTGCTTTACAAATATCTCTACCTGTAAAATCTTTATCGCGATATTCTACACCAAGAATTCTTGTATCGATTTTTCTCATTTGTAATATATCTTCAAGATCTAATTCGCTGAGATATGGTATGATCTCATCTACAAATCTAACAGCTTGAAGCTGGGTGTATCGTTCTACAATACTTTGAACTGGTTTATTCTTTTCAGCGCGATCAATGCTTGGATCGATTTGCAATGCGCAAATAAGATAATCACATTGAGCTTTCGCATCACGTAACATTTCAACGTGGCCAGCATGTAGTAAATCAAATGTTGATGCAGTTAAACCTATTCTCATTTTTTCCAACTCATCTTTTCTTCAATAGCAAATTTACAACCATCAGTATAATCACGATCTTCTTCAGACATAACAGGCCAAAATTTAGTTATCGTTTTAATGTGTTTTTCAACAACTTCAGGTTGGTTAAGATGATAGTCATCTTCCATCCATCTTTGAAGAATATCCATTCTCTCAGTAATCTTTTTCTTGACATCAGACATTAATGACTACGCTTTCCATCAAATACACAAACAAAATAACAACCATCTGGTCCTGCGTGTACACGATGAAACCAACCGTCTTGAACTAATACTATATCTCCTTCATTAACATACTGATCGTGGTGTTTACCGTTTGTATCGATAAGTTCCATTTCGCCATAACCTTTTATAAAATGATAGACTTCTTCTTGTCCAGGATGCGAGTGACCTCCAGTAGATTTTTTAGACTTAAGGTCAGTGCTACTCAACACAAGGTTATTTAGAGTCTTATTATCTTTAACAACGTATCTATCGTCGTCTTTTATAACGTCTCCGCCAATATCATTGACTGCAACTCTCATTAAGACACCTGCATAGCTACGTAGATAAGAACTCCGAGGATACTAAAATTAATTACCATATTAATATAATTTGGATTTGGATTCATTATTTACTCCTTGGTCTATTTAAAAAATCACGATCTGGATGTTGGCCTTCCATTTTGCCATTAAGATATGAAGCAAAGAAAGTTGCGTAATTAATTAAATCAATACATGAATCTTCGATAGACTCAAAATTTTGTTTGTAATTAGGATCACCTTCCATTGCTTCGATGACAGATTGCATACGAAGAATTTTAGCATGCATTGTATCTAAAATAGTATTACAGCCGTGTACATAATAATCAGCTTGTTTAATTCTAGAGTTTGGGTTTTGATAATCATTTGATTTTTTTATTTGTATATCAGCTGCGCGTTTTAAAACTTGCAAAGAATACTTTTCGTTAGACTGTTTCATATTATTTCTTTCCATGCTTTTTCAAAAGTTTCTTCAGTGTTCGGCATACGTTCGTTATTACCCCAAAGCCTATGAGTGTAACTATCAACCATTCTTGTAACGTCTCTTTGACTCCAGTTATCTGGAATCACATGACCTTTTACTGCATAAAATATTTTATTTGCTTCTTTTTTAGTTAACTGCATATAGATTTCCTCTTACTTTTTTATTATTATTATACCATACTTTTGTTGAAAAGTAAACAACTATTTTAATAAAGTGGTTCAAATAAAAAATGTTTATTTTTATCATAATATCTCATACTTTCGGCATCTATCCAAAACCTTAGCGTTTGTTGATCATTTGTTACCCAACTTTTCCATTCATTTTGAGCATGCAAACTTACAAAAAATCTATAACAAAAGATATGTTTATGTTGTCGTAATATTTTTTCTATTCTTTCGTATTCTAAAGACCAACCTAAATAATTTCTAAGTTTATGGTCTATTTCTACTATCAAAGGAGCTTTTACTGAAACTAGTTCTTCTAAAATAGTATAAAAATAATCTACATTCCATAAAGGTTTAAGTTCACCTTTATTAAATTCATTCGAAAAATGAAGAGTTCTTATACGATTTAACGGTCTTTTCTTATATCTTTCAATAAAAGGTTTGTAATCTTTCAAAGTCCATATTGGATTTCCTCCAATTTTTATATCTAAAAAATCAAAGTGCTCATCTGTTTCGAAAAAATCATGTACAACACTTTCATTGTTTGTTGAGCTTTCATCATAACAATTTTCTTGTATCAAAAATTTAACAGTACTAGTTCTAATGCAAAACTTTTTCATTATTCTGGATAACGATAACTTATAATTTTTTTAAATATATCTTTCATTACCGCAAGTTCACCTTCTTCAAATTTAGTAAGACCACCATCATTTGGTGTGACTGCTTCAAGTCTATTGATCTCGTCAAACAAGTACATTTTTATTTTTTTTAATCTGTATTCATGATTAATCATTATTTAATTCCTTGTTCTTTAGCCGCAGATAAGATGACTGGCGTTAACAATGTTTCCATTTCTTCTTCAACTTGTTTCCAACGGGTTGCAGTAACAGGATACGAATATCTTGAAGTATTGATTGGAACAAAACCAAAGAAAGATTTAAATTCAGATCTTCTATTCATAAGAGCATTATTAAAGAGATCATACAATAAGTTTTGAGATTTTCTAAACTTTTCTAATTGTTTATTCTTTGATCTTGAAAATTGGACTCTACCTTGTAAAGGTAGGAGCTCGTTTAGCTGATCAGCTAAATTTTTGAAACCTGAATTAATTCCCCAGTCATTTGTAAATAATTCTAATTGTGACATTTTGTTTTCCTTTTTTCATTTTAATAAGTATATTATATCATGTTTCTTATCATTTGTAAACAAAAAAGTGAGCAAAAATAAAATTAAATGATGAACTTGTTAAACATATTTTCTTTCAACTTCGTCCCAATTATATTCTCCAAAGAAACGATAATCGCCTGTTTTTGGATTTCCTATAAACATATAAACAATATCAGGGAAATTTCTCCAACCTTCTTTATAAGGATAAAACTTGCTTTTTTCAGTTTTATTAGCTGCGCATTCGTTAAGCTTTCCATTTACACGACTTTCATCTGGAACAGTTTTTATTTCTACTTCTTTTTTAGTTTTGGGATGTAATAGATCTTTATATTCTCTAAGGTCATCAATAAAACTACATTCTTGTATTAACCTGCATTCAGGCGCATGGCCATATTTAACACTTTTAAGCACTTCATCATATGATCTTCCTCTTCGAGGACCTTCTTTTCCAAAAATGCTTTTAGCTTCTGTACGAGCTCGTGTTAAGTAAAAGTCTTGATTTAAATCTTTTACATTAAATTTTTTTATATACGTATTCAAGTGCACGATCTGCCTCCTTATCAAGTGGACGGTTTTTATACCAATTACCATTGTCTTCATCGAATTGACGACACAGCTGAGATATTTCAGCAGGTGTAATTGGATATTTTCTACGAACTGCATTACCTGCAGCCGCAATCATAATAGCATACATTTTAGCATACCAACCAGTTTTACTAATGGTTGTGTATTCAACTGCAAGCTGCTTAGGCCAAAATGGACAATCATGATACGATGACCATTCAAAATTTGCATCTAATTTATCTTTACGATATTTTGTTATTTCATTCTGAATTGCTTCAGGTAATCTATCGAAAAAACTATTTAAGTTTGCCTTTTGCGGCATTTCGTGTTTTGCCATTAACCGTGAAGGTATAATAGAATCACCGTCAGTATGGCTGAATATAAAGTTGTCAGCGTTAGCATATTTGCCTGGGATGTAGTACATACGAGATAAATCTTTAGTTTGTCTATCTCCGAGATCTCCGAGTTCTGTTTGGAGTGCGTACCAAAACTTTTTAATGTCGTCTCTTTCAACTGGTTCTGTAAGAGGAAAGACGAGACGAAACTTTGGTTGATCACTTTTTGAACTTGCAGTGCTATAACACACGAAACGATAGGCAGAAAAACGTTTAACCAAATCATCTTTTAATTCTCCTTCTGGGGTATAATCGTCAACATCAACACAACACCAACTTGACCATTCAATAACATTATCGTTTGATCGAGTAGTGTTTTCTTTGTAAATAGCTGGAGACATAAGCATAGCCGCTTTTTTAGTCTCAAATGGCTTTTCAGATAACTCATAGAGAGTTTCTTCAAAAGCATCAAAGTCTTTTGCATCAATTCTTTTATCCGTTTTATTATCGAATATATTATTAAAAAGAGTCAGAGATATTGCCATGATTACCTTCGTGTGATGGAGCTTTCCAATCTTTAGGCTTTACCAAATCTGGTAAACCAAGTGGATTAGGTCTTCCTTTTTTAATACCAACTTCTTTCGACATGTTAGCGTGATATACTTTGTCCCAAGCTTTATTAGCATCAACACCGAATACTTCTAACGTGCCAATTGCAAAAACACAGAGATCGATTATACCATCAACAATTTCTTCTGGATCTTTATTTTTAACAGCTGCTTTTGTTTCATCAAGTTCTTCTTGCATCATGTTAATTCTAAAATTCATAAACGTTCTCAGTCTACACCATTCAGAATTTTTTTCTTTTTCCATCCATTTGTCTACACCATATTTTTGATGCATAGTTACCATATCATGGAACCAATTTCTGCTCATTTAAATACCTCTTTGTTAAATTAATAATATTATTATACCATACTTTTGTTGGAAAGTAAACAACTATTTTAAAAAAATTCATCTAAAGTTGCTCTTGGTTCAGTTGACCAATCAATCGCGTCTAGAATAAGTTTTAACGGTTCAATAAATGTTTTTTCAAACTGCAAATCGTAGTCAACATATCTATCAATTTTGAATTCAGTTGGAAGCACTTCAGGGAAAGCTATAACATTTTCGCGTATTGGATTTGGTACTTTTAAATAACAAAATTTAATACGTGAACCATTTGTAATTAATTCGTATTTTTTCGTAAGCTTATTTTCTTTTAAATACTTATTAAAAAGTAATGAACCACGACAATGGATTGGACAACTCTTCTTATATATTGTTGTTCTATCAGACCAGATAGTGATATTACTTACAGATCTAGGAAACGCGATTTTCTCTGGCGGTAGTGATTTAAAAAATTGTTTAAACTCGCTAATATATTTTTGCGTTTCGCTTTCATTACCAGACACAAGAATTTTAAATACTTCTTTGAATTTATCTCTAACAACTTCAGGTGTTGACGATTTGATTGCTTCAATACCCATGATTTTGAGTTTTGGTTCTGCGTATTGCACACCTTCGTTATTATGTACATTCAATATGTAACGCTTTTTAGCTGTCCATATGCCACGATCAGCGATTACTTCACGACCCATTTCCATTCGCGGTTTATAGCAATTCATATTGTTATAAAGTTTTTCATAAGACTTTGCAATTGTTGGTTCAAACTTATCTTTACAAATCATATCAAGAAATTTAACTGGATTCTTAGGAGCAAACTTTTTGATCATTGGACCAAAGTTTACATAAAGACTATCAGTATCTATTGCAATAACGTAATCAACGTCATCACTCCCTAGTAGTTCATTCATATATTTGTTTACAGTGCGTTCAGCCCATTGAATAGCTAATTGACCAGTCAACGTTATACCTTCAGCAAGCCTTAAATCAAAGTATTTAAAATATTGATTACCAAGTGCGCCATATAGAGAATTCATAAGAATTTTAATGGCCATTTGCTGATTATTAAGTATATTGATTTCTTTGTCAAGCGCGACTGTTTTTTCTTTTTGATAAGAACTTTCGGCTTCAAGCATTTGTTGTTTAATTAATTTACGATCAGCATAGTAATCAACAATAATGCTTGGGATAACACCTTCAACTTTGTGTGAATATGTTGAACCATTAGCAGCAAGACTTTCAGCACCATTATACGGTGCTGCATGCATATAGTGTTCAACACCACTTTTTTCACCAGAAGATACAAGTGTTTCAGGACTCATATTCCATTGAACAATAATATTTGGATATAGAGAATTTAAATCAAAAGAAACTACCCAATCATGCGCGCCAACATGCGGATCTTTAACATAACCACCAGCAAACTTAGATCTTAACGAATCCAAATTATGAACAGGTGATGCACGTTTTTCAGATAAAAGTTTACGATAAATGATTGATTCCCATATTGACGTTACACCAAATGTTTCAGAATAGTTGACACCACCTTTATAGGCCATAGTCATAGCAAGAGTAATCAACCCCATCTTTTCTTCAATACGATCAACCAATTCAACGTCTTTCATATTATAGTCTATGTATTTTTGAAAATCAGATTTATATAGATTTCTTAGAGAGCCAGCTTCTTCAAACGATAATTTACGTTCACCAAGAACAACATATGCGATATGATTCAAAGCGTACGATTCTTGTGCGCCATATGAATAACCAAATTTTTGAAAGAGTTCTAAGTAATCGAGTTGTTCGATACCTTTGATATCGTATGCAACAGCAGATTTACCTCGACGTGTGATTTCACGGTGATCAATCATTCTCCATGGAGAAAAAGCTTTACAAGCATCGACACCAAGTATTTTAGCTGTGCGATTGATTAGGTATGGAATATCAAAAAATCGAACATTCCAACCAGTAACGACGTCTGGAGTTTTATCTGGATCAGACCAAAAAGATAAAAATTTTGTTAAAAGGCTTGATTCATCGCGACAACGATAATATCTTACAGGTTGAATGAGAGATTTTTCCATATCGAAATCGCCATAACCCCAGACGTGATACAGCTTAGATTTACTTGATTTATAAGTAATCGCAAGAATTCTTTGAGATGCTTCAGCTGGTTCTGGAAAGCCATCTTCATATTCAGTTTCAATATCAAAAGTACCAACATCAATAAACTCACGTCTGAATTTAATATCACGCGGAAACTTTTGAGTAATATATTGTTGAAGATATTTGTGATTTCCGTAGACCTCACGACCAGCTACGTTTTTATTCGCAGCGAGCCACTCTTTAGCATGACGCATATTGTCCATTTGAGTTGGCGCAATATTACGGCCATCTAAAGACTTCCATTGACTTTCTTCTTTACTTGGAACAAAGAAAACAGGTTTGAATTCGTTATCTCGTTTGTAAATACGTTTAGCTTCGTGGTTGTAGCCACGATAAAGAACTGTATTACCATAACGACATACATTAGTATAAAAAGACATTTCACCTCCAACGAAAATATAATATTATTATACAACGTTTTTAGCGGTTTGTACACAAAAAAATGAGCTAAACAGCAAAAGATTCTCCACAACCGCATTGCGCTGTTGCATTAGGATTTATGACTTTTAAGTATGATCCACCAAATTCTGTTACGTAATCTACTGTGCAACCAATGACAAACATTTCTGCTGTTCGGTCTAGCACTAAAATGTTTTCAACGAGTGTACCTTTTTCCAAATCATTGGTCATGTTCCACTCGTATTGAAAACCTGAGCAGCCACCACCATTGACTGCAAGATAAGCATATTTCTTATCAT